GATTGGATGTTATTCAGCATCCAGTTCCACGTTTTGAATCGGAACTCAGGAGCCTCAATGTCCTCCATGATTTCTTCGTTGGACTTGAGGGGTTGATTGTCTTTCTCGGACCGATGACGCCTACGTGCTGCGCCGACCGAGTCGTCCATGCCAAGGCGTTTCGCTGCCGAGTCAATGTTGTCATTGGCAAGGTCTTCGACTGCCTTGTTGAGTTTTGCGTTCTGTCCCTTGCTGAGTGAACTCAAAGCGCCACCGAGAGTGATACCCGCAAGCGTTGCGAAGGCCACATCGGTTTCGTCACGGAACACGTTGTCCTGTGACAGCAGTGCTTCAGTGGTACCAGCGGCGACACCAGCAGACATTGCGCCTGTCAGTATCTTACCCATCTTACCGGCCTTCACCAGTCCACCTACGGTGCCCGCAGTGACAAGGGCGAGGCCCATGTCGACAGGATCAGCAACTGCTGCGCCCATGCGGAGTAGGAGAGCGGACATGCCACCATCGTACAGCGTCTGTTCGGCGTCGTGGTCCTTCTCGATCTGCTGGAGCCGATACTCAGCTTCATCTGCCGAGTAGGCAGACCCCAGTTCCTGTGCGAGTTCCTCGCGGTCGGCACCAGCGAGAGCGTCAATCCGTTGACGGTTCTCGTTGATGAACAACTTGGAATCGTAGTTCACGTCGATCAGAAACTCCGGGTCTTTCCCGAGCAAGCGTCCCGCCGAGTTATCGACACGGAACGCTGCCTTGGTTTCTTCCCAGAGAGTCGGGCCGGCTTTAGGAGCGGCGGCTGCGGCGATCTCTGGCCCAGTAGGGATTGCCTGTGGATCGCGAGGTGCTACCTGTTCAACTGCAACTGGTTCCGGATCAAGACCGAGCTGGTCCCTTGCCGACGTTGCTTGAGCTGGTGTCATCTTTTTGGCCACAGGAGTTCTCCTATTGTAGCGGGTTAGTTTGTTCTGCTTGGATCAAGCGTTGACGTTGGGCATCATCCATGGCAGCCCATTGGGCCTCTTGCCGTTGCGTTAACACGTAGATCAGTTCAGGCTTGCCAACCAGAGGTGGCGGGAATGCCTTTAGGAATGCACGCTGCTCAGCGGCTTTGACCATCTCACTGACCGGAGCCTTGGCGTCTTCAGACAACCGAAGGGTCTGGTCGTGGATACTGTCAGCGTACCACCTTTCGACCTCGGCAATACTGCGCTCTGGTGAAGCGTACGGCAGGATAGCGTTCGAATCTTGAATGACCACGTAGCCATGCTTCGTCGGGTGAGGTTTCATTACCAGCTCAGCGTCTGCTGGCCAGATGTCACCCGGCGTTACTTTGAGGTATGCTTCTACCGCTTCGTCGCCTTTGACCCAGCCAGAATCGACGGGATACAAGACGCCTTGTACTCTGCTGTTGCGTGCACGCATACCATCCTCAAGGAACTTAACGACACGGTCGTCTTCGTGTCCGAGTGCAAGGTAATGCTTGGCTAATCTCTCGGCACGCTGGCGATCCTTGAATGTAATCGGATAGTCAGCCCACCACGGATCACTTGCCATGTTGTCGAGTGCTTCGTTGGCAATCTCCACGATCTCTTTCTGTCGACCGTCGAGTAGCGAGGCGTCGTACTGGGTGAGGTGCTCCAGTGCTGTGTCCTCGTTTCCGGTATCGCGTAACGCCAACTCGTACGAGCGCATCATGGCCGCATTGCGGTCACTCACCGTTCTCTGAAAGAGAGAGGGGTCGTATGCGTCGATCATAGCCTTGACGTTCACAGCCTCTTTGAACCGTTCAGGGTTCGCTGGGGTTGCGTCGATCATGTTAGCGATATACTTCGGGACAAGGTCGTGTCGCCAGCTGCGCTCGATCATAGCCTTCAGCGTTTCAGATTCCACACGGTCGTCATCCCAATCAGGGTGCTCGCGTCGGTACTTTGTGTCAAGTCGACCAGCGTGCACCACGGCAGCGTTATCATACTCTGTCTCGGTCATGCCGAATGCTTTACCAGCACCAAAGAGGTCACCACCAACAGAGTCGATAGCGATCTTCTCTTGTCCTGTCACCAGTTGATCGAACAGCGTCTTCTGGTGTGGACGGGTGAGCAAGGGAGGTGTACCATTAGGAAACATTGCGCTTGGTGGGCCTTTTTCACCACCTGCGCCGATGTCGTAGAATACACTTGCGTCGCCAGCTTTGGCGCGAGTTGTAAGGTCTGAGTGTGCACCGGCACGTTCGGTCTGGTAGTCAGCCTCGAACTGTGCCACCGCAGCCTTCTGGTTGCGGGCCTGTTGAGCATACGCCTTACCCAGTCCGGGGTCGATAACGTCGTCCTTGAACTTCGGATCAGTCTTGCCGGTTGGGTCACCGCTGGGGAAGTAGTCGGGCATCGTCTCGATGGGAGTTGGGTCACCAATCTCCTCGGACAAGTCAATGACTGACTCGACGTAGGTGAGGCGACCACCGGGTCCGGGGACCAGAATCTTCAGTCGCTCCATCAGCTTCTTGTGGTCAACCTTTCCGGTCAACTCATAGTCGGCGCGGAGTTCATTGAACACCATGATGCGGCGCTCTTGCTGGGCCTGTTCAGCTTTGTATGTTCGGTGAGTCTGGAGTAACTCTGCGTTCTGCGTTAGGATACCTTCGGAGACAAGCTGACCATAGACAGACTCAGGGTTGATACCCGTCAGTTGCTCAGCGTAGTACTGGTCGATGTGGGCCTGTGCGTCATCTTCTGACAGGTCACGCCAGCCGACTTTGTCAAGCATCTGTGGCAACTCGTTTGCGAAGATCGCGAGATCGTTTGCAGCCTCTACCTGATCGAATGCTTCGTTGTATCCCTTATTCGGATCGTCGGGGTCACGAGGACCACCAGCTGCGGCTTGCTGCGCGGCACGTGAAGTGCCGGCTACGTTCTCACGACCAAGTTTATCCGCGTAGGCTTCGAGTCCAACTCCAAGTAACCCTTGGAGGGCGCGGGCCTCGCGTTCAGCTTTGCCTGCACCACGTGCGGTGAAGAACCGTCTGCCAGCTTGGAGTGCTACGTCGCGTCGGCCTTCTTGTAGCGAGGCATCACGCCGTACGCTACGGGGCTTGTCTGTCCGAGCCATGAGTTACTCCTTATGTATTGGGATCGCCGAACACTGTGAGTGTCGGTGGGGTCGGGGGGATCGGTGACATGCTTCCTGTCGCCGGCACACCCTTTGGTACTGCTGTGCGTAGCTTCTCAATGCCGAGACCAGTCTGGTACCCAGAGATGCCAGCACTTGCAATCTGCAAGCCAGCTTCGAGGGCGGACGGTGATCTGATCTGAGACAGTGCAGTGTTGGCGCGGTCTTCGATGCCACGCTGTGCGAACGCTGCCTTCTTCGAGATCAGTGCTGCGTCCATATTTTCAGCGGACAGAGACTGATTGATTGAGGCTGCGAAGCTTGCACCAAGCGCGCCGGATTCACCGGCAGCGACACGGGCGCGTGCTCGTCGTTCACGAGAAGCCTGAATGCGTTGACCCAGTTCTTCCTCTGCTCCTTCGACAGCTTCCTCACTCTCGCGTGCTGCTTGCGAAGTGATCTGTTCTCGCTGAGCCTTAGCGGTTTCTCTTTGTGCGTATAGGCCGACCCCGGCACTTGCTATCGAGATCGCCACCATTGCTGAGACGGGATCGCACATAATTATTTCCTTTTGGATACGTATTGTATAAACGGCATCTCCGCATATCCGAAGCGATCCACCTGCTGCACTGGCCGGAAGCCAAGGCGCGGCAACCAAATCATACTGGCTACGTTCTGTGCGTCTATAAAATTTGTGAGGTACTCGTACCTCTCGTGCATCTTGGCAAGGTACTCTTTGCACTTGTGCATGAAGTCGAGTTTGTTGAGGTAGATGCCCTGTCTTGTGCATGAAGTCGAGTTTGTTGAGGTAGATGCCCTGTGTTGCGAGCAGCCATATCCCTCCAATGGTGATATCCTCGTATGCGGGATCACCTTCCGGCTTCATGTCGTTCGCACCAAACATTGCAACAGGCAGTCCATTGTAGGTGGCTGCCCAGCACATGTCGTCGTCTGACAAGCGTACAGACTCCAGCAGAGCATCGAGCGAGTTAAGGCCCGAACTCCGCTGGAGTTCCAATACGTCACCGGGTCTAAGATTTGGTGCCATTTGATTCGCGTAAACGCGACCAGCAGGTACGATCTTAAACTTCTCCATTTACATACTCCTCGTTCTCTTGGTGAATTTGCCTTCCCACTCAGCAGAGGTGAACTTCGCTTGCAGGTGAGATGGATTGCTTATTGTGATGACAACGTCGCGACTGTTCGCGTCGATGTACGTTTGATACACACCAGTGCTGAATGCAGCCTCGCCGGTAATGAGCGATGCTTCACCGAGTGTGCGGCCAGTGAATGCGTCCAGTGCAGCCGGAATGACTTCTTCCACGTCTGCCGCAAAGTCTGTTCCATACGGATACACCTCGACTTCGAAGTAACCAGCGTTCTTGAAGTTGACTGTGAGTGTCCTCAAGTTCAACCTGCCAGTAGTATCAGCCTCGCGGTTTCGGTTGTAAACGAACTGCTCACTGAGCTGCTGACTTGCATTGTAGTTCACACCGACAACCGGCGCTGTACCTGTCAGGTCACCATCAACGATGATGTCTTCAGGTGGTGCACCCGGCACGACGTAAGTCGTGGGGTCAACCAGCCTGCCAACATTGCCAGAGCCAGCGGTGAGGATCACCTTCATGTCATCTTCTTCAGTGATGTCATAGGGTAACGTGATGGTGGTCTCGTCGAGACCGGAGGAGTACGACATGTCACCCGGCTGTACGTCATACCTGCGGTCAAGCAGGATGTCGAAGCTAAGTGACAGCGTCACCGCGTTCACGTCAAGGTCGGCCTTCTCAAGGTACGTAGCGTCCGAGCGTTTGATCAAGGCGAACACTTCGTCTTCGATCACATCAATGGACAGTAGCACGTCGTCAGTGCCAATCTCCCAGTACGACCACGCCGACTGAAGCTTCTCGTCACCAGACCAGAAGACCTTGTAAACGTAGATACGATTCTCGTACCCGGTCTTGTCGGAGATCACAAACAGTGCATCCTCCACGTCGGAGGCGGACATGCTTATAATCTGGTTCGGTACGTACCGTGGCACGTGAGCCGTAACATCGGCAGCGTCAGTTTGCAACGTGCCTGAGTTTACAAAGTACTCACGTATGCGCGACCATGCGCCAGCCTTGGACACGAAGTAAACTTCGGAACCAATGCGGACAGGTGCGACTGTGTCGTCCATCTCAAATCCGGTTGCCTCATCAATGCTGACGGAGGTCGGGGTCAATACGTCACGTACTGACAAAGAGAACTGTGACTGATCCGCGAACAGCATCATCGTGTCGTTGAACGGCACAGCGAACTTCAAGATCGAAACCTTGTTAGTTGTCAGTGCCACATCTACGAGGTCGCTGTCGAGCAGAGTCGTCATCGTGTTGCGCCAGAAGTTTCCGAAGTCGCCCGCAGTGGACAACACAGAGTTCTCGTCGGTAATGAAACCGAGTCGGTTCTTCCAGTAGAACACACCGTTAATCGTTCGGTCGACGAACGTCGGCGGGGGGTTGCTATCCGCATCACCAACCTGACGGGCAGTCCATGCGAAGGGGGTGAAGGTAAACGTGCCGTCACTCTCTCGTACGAGTGCGTGTGGTAGGGTGTCTTCATCCATTGAAGTGTTAGCGCTGGGACCGTAATGTTCTTCCCAGACACCATTCGCACGACGCACGTAATAGCCGCTGAAGTTGTCCTCGTCGTAGCCGATGACCTTGTACAGGTCACCGTTCTGCGGAGGTTGGGCATCATCAGCGTGCGGCAAGTCACTGAAGGTGTTTACAGTACCATCGAGTGCGCCAGCGCCATTCGGATTGTAGTAGCGGAGGTCGTCTTGGTTGCCCAGATTTCCGGGTGATACCAGTTTGCGTAATACGTAGGGGTTGCAGTTGGGGCCGTCTTTGTTGCACAGACAACAGTCTTGTTGACGACGAACGAGTAGTCAGCGATAGAGGCAATCGCAAAGGAGTCCTCTGCGTCACCACCACCGACAACGGACAAGTATCCCTTGCCTGTTGGAAAGGCAACGGTCTTCTCCGAGCCTGTAGCTGCGTCGAATACCTTTAGGTCACCGTCGGTTACGACGACGAGATATCTTTCGCTCACATCACGGTTGATCGTATGCACGTGTGCAGTTGACCAGTCATCGGTTGTGACGGCGGCCAGATGCTGGAAGGGTGGGCGTTTCCGCAACCCATCCTGTACCGTGCCGTACATGTTGACTTGTGCCTCAGACTGTGACGGCTGACGCAGCGTAGGGTTCTGTTGAGACACCCCGTTGTATAGCGCCGGGATGTGGCGCGAGACGAGTGCGTCAGCCATGAGTTTACTCCTTACAGGGCATCAATTGTGGTGAAGCAGGCTTCAGGTGTCGCAGCATCTTCCATAGCTGCGGATACGTTGGTCGTGGTTGCACCACCACCTTGCTCCGAGGCGCACTGTACGACGATAGCGTCGTAGAAGGCTTGCTTGTTCGCGGGTCCGTCACCTCCATAGGAAGTCGGGCGACCACCAGCGCGTTCAAGAATGTGGGCGTAGTTCCAACCCATTCGGGCCAGTTCCGTGATGCTTGCAGTTGTGATTGATACGGACATGATTATCTCCGGATGGGGTTGCGGTTACGGTGGACGGCGACTGAGTACTTATTGATGTTGTATCGTTTCTGCCGCTTCTCGACTCGACGGAACGTAGCATATGCTTCGCTCTCATCGTCGCGAGTGAATTGATGCAAGATGGCTGATGCCATGATGCCTGATTGGTACTTGCGGGCTGCCTTTGTGGCAATGTACTGTCGCGCGTGCTGGGGTATCTGTTCGAACTCGAAGGCCCACACGATGTCAACCTTGACAGCTTGAGTGTGCTCGTCGAACGCATTCTTATCCCTGTCGTACAGGAACATGCCTGCCGGGGAGTTTGAATCGTACCGTGGGACAAAGTCCTGCCCGTACGTGGGGTCGATCTGAAGTGCAGCAGCTGGTACCGCGATACGATCTGTACCGTCGACCGACATGCTGTACTCTGTGTCTGTATTGAAAGACCAGCCTTGAGTCAACACCTCGCGCAACGCCGAGTCCAAAGCAACGACTGCTTTGTTCACGTCCTTGGGTAGTGAACCGGACAGGGTGTTGACGGGGGATTGACCGATAGAAGCGAGCATCAAGTTGACAGCATCAAGCTTCGTTTGAGCTACTGTTGGTGTAGTCATCAGTCATTCCTTGAAAAAATGGAGTGGTCATTGCGGACCACTCCGGGGATAGTTTAGTTTACGAACCGATAGAGACGAAGTCTGCCTCGGTTTCGCCGTCGTAATCGAAAGCGACTTGGGAGCCGTTGCCCAGATACTCGACTGAGTCGGCACCATCGAGGACGAAGATGTCGCCCGTCGCAAGAGCAGAGCCTTTGGCAGTGGCGAGGACGTTATCCGTAAAGTCCCAAACGGCAGTGCCGCCTTTGCGCCACACAACGCCGATTGCGGCGTCGGCTTCTGCGGTGATAAACTCAGAGACACCTGCGTCGTCTGCATCAGACGTTAACGCAATGTCAACGACGGGGTACTGCGAGTTCAGTGCCTTGGCAACCTGAGCGAGGGCCTGAACACCGCCGCGCATTCCCGCTTGCGTCTTGTCTTCCGAGAACACAGAGTAAATTACCTCTAAGGCATCTTGGACAAGGTTAGCTACTGGTAAAGTCATGGTAGTTCCTTAAAAAAGTGAAGGTGACCCACCCGAAGGTGGGCACCGAATTTGTTGCAGGATCAAATACTTCTTACGAAGTAATGACCTCGACAGCAGCCTTGTTGATCAGCGGACCGTGACCCACAGCGATCTTGCCGAGCATGAGAGTGCCCTGCCTGCGACCGTCGTAGATTTCCTCAGTCGCCAGTCCCATCAGCTGCACGGTAGCACAGGCGCGGGAAACGAAGATGAGGGCAGTCGTGTTCGCCATGTTCAGACGATAGTCAGCCGGGATGGTCGTGTCGCTTGAGGCATCAGCGAACGGCATGGCATTGGAACGAGAGACGTTCACGCCACCGATCATGCTGAAAGAACCCTTGCTGTACGAGCCGTCACCGTCAACGTCGCGGTTCAGAACCAACGTCGCTTCTTGTGCCAACAGGTACCACTGAGCCGGCTTCATCACTGCTTGAACCGGGACTGCTTCAACAGGCACATCAGCTTCTTCCATGGTCTGCTTAGCAGTCCAGATGGAGCCAGCCAACGAGGTCGCCGAGCTATCCGAGTCAGAGTCGGTGATCTGTGAGCCACCGGTATCACCGGAGAACAGGGCACCACCGCGCGCAGCGCGGCCAATGTTACGACCGACGTTCTTGTCATACACCAGTGCCAAGGCAAGGCCCAGCTCTGTGCTGTACGGGGAACGCACGTCGTAATGGTTCATGGCTTCATCAATGTTTGCGATGAAGGTGTCAGCGATAAGCTGGTCGTCGATGCCAATTTCGACTTCGTTGTGCTGAATGGCGGTACCAGTCAGTTCCACACCGGGCGTGTGGTACGCAGCCGAGGCTTTGTAAATGGCGGGGAAGCTTGCGCTCTTGCCAGAGGCAATCGTCTTCTGCTCAGTCAGAGGCTTCAAGATTACGTTCGTCTCGAATGCCGTCAGAACTTCGCCAGCGAAGACTTTCTCAAACAGTGCGCGTACGTCACCTGAGGCTTGGATTTGACCGAGCCGTGAGGGAGTTGCATTAGCCATGAGGAGTTATCCTTAGGAGGTAGATTGGAGGGAGGGTTGTTGCTCACTTTGCTACCTGTTCGGATTGTCCCCATCAGGGAGTCGTCGCGTCGCTTGTGAAGCGGGGTATTGCTTGAACCACAGCACCGTCGCGCTATGGGTATTCGAATAGGGAGAGGTCATTAACCTCAATGTGCATACTGTAGTATTCGTAGACCAAGCTATGCCAGACTCACATATGTAGGGTGCCCCACCGCCAATAAGACGGTGGAGCGGGGGTTGTCTCAGGAGGAGAGGACTGAGACGGAGGGTTACTTATCGCGAGTTTTGTCGCGCGTAATTGTTCGTATCATCAGACGGAGAACTCCTCGTCCGCCTTCAGGCTCGATGCCATCACCGACCAGCGTTACCGCTGCGCGACCGACATAGCTAAAGCTTTTACTGATACCCTTGCCTATCGCAACTGCGGCAGAGCCGACAGCATTAAGAACTTGTGATAGACCGGAAGTTTTCGACATCGAGGAACTTCCAGTACCCGTGAAGGTACCTTCGAATTCTTCGCCTGTCGTTTGTGCAGACGAGACGCTGCCCGTTGCACTTGTGGTCTTCTCCAGAGCGATGCCGCGCTGTCGTGTGACAGCGGCGGTACCACCCATCGAGAACGACCGGAGTCTTGCAGTTAACTTCGAGAACGCAACGGAAGCTGCGCCTGTGAAAGCCTCGGACCAGAGCGTGACGAGTATCTTAGCGAACGCGACAGCTGCTGTTCCGGTAAATGAATATGCACGTTGGCGTGCCGTTAGTGGTGAAACCGTAGGCGTACCTGTTGCACTTATAGTCTTCTCCATAGCGATGTCGCGCTGTCGGTTGACAGCGGCGGAACCACCGAAGGAGAGTGAGAGAAATCTTGCAGTTAACTTTGAGAGTGCGACTGCGCCAGCGCCACCGAATATCAATCCGACTGCCTGACCCAAAACTTTACCAACGGTACTCGAAGTACCACTACCTGTGAAGGTGTAAGCCTTCTTGTATCCGATGATGTCACTCTTAGCTGCGGCTCCTGCCCCAGTGTAAGTTAACGACCGGGTGAGCGAAGCAAGGCGTGAAAACGCAGTACTTGCGGAACCGGAATGTGTTAGTGCACGGTAGCGAGCGACGAGTCGTGTTGCTGCTACGCCGCCTGAACCTGTGAATGTGACTTCGACTGTGTCGCCACCTGCTGCTGCCGTAATCTGAAATGCACCTGTGTCTCGAAGACCTGATGCGTAAGTTGGGCGTGCGTTGCCGGCGATGTCCACGGTCGTGTCAATTCGAGAGTCACGTGTGGCACCATCGACTGCGTTGGCAAGTGCCCAACCATTATCAGCGCCGTCTACAAGCTGGTAATCAAGATCGACTGTCGTGATCTGAACGTCAGTACCTGAATCATTATCAGCGTCGACAACTGCATCATCTTGGTTATTTGTCGAGCCAAGATTGATAATGCAAGTATCGTCAGAAGAAACATTTCCCTGACCTGTCCAATTCACGGTTCCAGCACCATCGTCCTTGAAATTTTCTGCTGAGAAAGCCGTGTTGACTCCCCAGACTAAATTATTCCAAGCATGCATGTTTACTGTTGCGCCACTGGAGGGGACACAAGCAAGTCCTCCCTCGTTCGAGGAATCTGCGTCCTTACAATTTAGTGAGCAGTGCTCAACGCGCCATGTCTGGGTGTCTGACCCACTGTATACTTGTGCATGAAGACAGGTGCGTGGACCAGTGCCGGGTCTGTAAAGCACGCAGTCGTACACAGAGACCTCATCGAGTGCCCAGTTACCTGAGTAAATACAATCTTGCGAGCCGGTGTTTTCGATTTTGAGACAACACTTCTCGATGAGTGTGTGGTCACTGTCCGCTGCGATGCGGATATTCTCATCAGAACTGCCGCTGTCGTCGTGTTGAATGCACTGAACCCACTTTAGGTGGGTGTACGGAAATTCTATTTCAATCTGTGCACTCATACTACCGGGATCGGCACCCATATAATACTGGGTGTTATCTTCTTTGTGCGTTCTGTTTGCCGCGTTGGTTTCAATGAGCAAGTAGTTGGTCATGTTCGACGACGACCCACCCGTGAAATTTGGGTGCCAGATGTCGACGACAGCTAAGTCTTCAAACGAATCTTCTATCGAAACTTTGGCTATCCCATCACTCGCAAAGTCGTGTTCGTGTGCGCCACCTGTCTCCAAACCAGTAATAGCGGCATTCATGCTCGCATAGTCTAATCCGGAACCTACGGTGACTGTAGTGGCCATTAAGGATCAATCGGTGTGTCCGTGATCAGCACGTCCAGACCGCTCCTGTCAAGTATATAGGCATTGATTGTATCAATGAGTTGCTGGTCGTATGGTTCAATAACCAAGAACCTGTCGCGACGTAGCCGCGCCTTTATTTGTCCCGGTAACTTGTCGGCTACGCCAAACTGCCACCGATAAGGACCGAGACGAACGTATCTGTCTTCAATATCGGGAGCCTCAAATTCTGGGTCTCCCTCTACAGCCGGCCTTACGAGTGGTCCCAATATCCGGACAGCCGTTTCTAATGGCATACCGGGAATGTCGAGCGTGTAAAACTGATCGGGGAAATCAGCCTCGGCATTGCCTTGTAACATCCAAACACGGATGTCTTCGTATCGGCCTGCTGTGAAACCATCAGGATAGGCTGCGACAGGATCGCCCTCGGCTTTTGTCCCGGCCTTGCCGGTTGATTTTGCCAATACGGTAATCTGCGCCATCAGTCTTCCCCTTATGAATTTATCTTACGACCAAGTGATCGTGAACGTGAACTGAATGGTGTCGTTCAACGCCAGCAAGATGCCAGAGAAGTCAGAGATCAGCAACAGGTTGCCGGTCGTCACTGCATCGAGCACGCCTGCGTTGGTGATTGTCTTAGCGCCATCAGCTGGTGATTGTCTTAGCGCCATCAGCGGTCATCGTTGCTACAAACCTGTTCTGGTCCGCAGCGGGTTGTGATTCGGTAGCGATCTCACGGGTCTCTGAAGCCTCCGTGAATAGCACGCTGTCAGATTTTTGGGCAGTACCAGCTCCTGTGCCCCAACCGATATACCAGTTGGTCGGTCCTGCTTCGACGTAGTCGGCGACGAGTTCTTCGCCATCTTGTGTAAAGATATCGGCCATGGGAAAATTCCTTAGTTGATTAGTTCGGCAGAGGCGGGGACTTTGTGAATCTCCACGGTACCATCTGCACGGGTTACTTTCATTTCGAGGACAGCTGTCGGTCCTGCTTTCATATTGATGTTGCCGGGGGACGATACAGCTTCCGGTCCTACTTTCTTGGCCCAGACGCGACCACGGACACCATAAGGTGCAACCCGCACTTCGTTTCTACGCCAACCTTTGAATGCGTCGATAATTCTTCCAAACATCTTTCTCTCTCCTTATGCTCTGACCCACACGTTGACGGTTCCGTTGTTATTGGACACATCGAACTTGAGGTAGCTGACTAACGCCAGCGGTTGAATTGCATCTGCTGTTATTTCTACCAATTCTTCCCAAGGAGCCGTCTGAGATAAGCGGCCCTTGACCGATACCGTCGCGACTGCGGAAATAGAAACTTGAACTGTCTGTTCGTCCTTTCCGCTAACCTTATTCAGCACGATAGGATCGCTTTCACCAGTTGCATCGGTGAGGTCTTCTATTGGGCGATAAATCATGTTGGCTCCTTAGGAGTGATTGATTACAGGTTGGGTGACCGTCCGATCTTTGCCATAACTTCGGCGCGGAATGCTGCGGAGGTCTTGTACTTGTTGCTACTCATATCCTTCATCATTTCTCGTGACGAAGCGTATGAGTCACCTGCTGCGGCGTTGTTTGCATCACCGCGAATTGTGTTCGGCTCGATGTCAGCTTCAGCGACATACTTCGCAGCCAACGCCTTCGCGCCCTGTGCTACGATAGCCGGGTTGGTGCTTGTAAGTTGCACGTCAAGTGCCTTGATGCCCGCCTCATCCATGTGCTCAGCAGCCCACACCGCAGCTCTGTCGTAGCCTTCCACGCCCTCGAATGGGGAGTAGGCAGCTTCTTGCAAAGTGCTAACGATTGACTGTTGGCCCGCGATGTAGTTGTCGACAATCTCTTTCGAGAGGCCGACACCTTCAAGTGCAGTATATGTTTCGACAGTGAGTTCACCCTTCTCGGCGAACTCTGTGGTGGCGTTGGCGACAGCTTCGTCTTGACCAGCGGCTGGCGCAACGTAGCCTTCTTCGCCTTCCTTCGGCGTAGGTTTCGGTGTGCCTTGTCGTAGTGCGGCCTCAGCGTCAGCTTGAGATTTCAGCAGTGCTTCGGTGTTAACGACACCCTTCTCAGCGTCCCAGAATTTCTCCGGTACGTTGTCGGGGCGTTTCGGCACAGTTGGTGCAACGTAGCCTTCTTCGCCTTCCTTCGGCGCAGGTGGCTCGTTACCAAGCATCGCATCAATGTGACCCGGTGGGCTACCGTCGTTGGGAACTGTCGGAGTCGGAAGCGGATCAGGCGTGCCTCCACCATTCGGTATGATTGGATCAGGCATGACTTACCCCTTCGGCTTCGTGGGGGTACGGACAGGCTTCTTCTCGCCACCAGCCGCAGCGATCACGGAGGCTTTGAGTTCACCCTTCTCGTCATCCCACATTTCAGCGGGAACACCCTTCGGTGCGGGCGTCTTAGCATTCGGGTGATCGGCAGCGAATAACTTCGTGGTCACAAGGACACCGTCGTCATACGTCTTGATCCGAACAGTACTGCCATCTGCAAGGACGACATTCTCGTTGCTGACAACCTTGCGTTTCTTCGGCTTCAAGCCTTGCGCAAATGCTGCCCGGTACTACATCTTCGTAAGGCATCGTACTCTCTCCTCTTTATGAATTAACAGTGGCATCAACTGCACCCTTGGCAACTGCACCCGCTACTGGGGCTGCGACATTATCAATCATGTTCGCTTGCTGTTGCATGGCAGCTTCTTGCTGTTTCTGCTCTGGGGTTTTCTTCAAGGCAGTCACGTCCACGTTGTGGTGTGTTGCCAATCTGTCTGCGATAGCACCCGGATCAAACTCCTTGATGAACTCGTCGCCATACATGGCGACACCATCAGCAAAGTACTGGCGCAGTTTATTCAGTTCATGTCCACGACCGAGCGCCGCAAATCCAGTAATGATCACGGGATTGATGGTGCCCTGTGGCAGAACGGGGAACTGTCCTTTACCCTTGAGCCGATCAATAAGTCGGCGAACTACCTTCTGTTGTAGTTCCGCAGCAAGGACAGTGTAAACACCACCCAATACGTCTTCCAGCTCTTGCGCCTGCATCCGAATTTCTTCGGCTGTGACACGCTCCGCATTGCGGACAGTGCCAGTCGTAAGTAGGAATGCGTGCGAGAGTCTTAGAGACAGTTCGTCGATCTGTGACTTGACGACTTGGAAATCGTGAAACTTGTCTATCTGTAGGACACCGATGTCGTCGATGTTACCTTCAACAAAGTCACCGGACTCTGCTTCTTGCACAGCCTCGATGTCAGTCGTTGAGTTGGGACGGTCAAGGAAGATAACCTTGGCTGCGGCAGCTGAGAAAGACACGAGGTCTTTCGAGAGGTCTTCGAGTGACCGCAAGTCACCGAGGTATTCCTCGCAGTGACCACGACCATAGTTCTCGTTCTCTAGTGCAGCCCACCGAAGCGGGATGTACGGACAGTCGTCATAGTCTGAGCGACCATTTGACTTGGGGACTTTCTTCTCGTCAATCTCTTGGTACCATTCTGCCTTGTTGCCTTTCTTGCGGATGTGCGTATAGATGGTGACATCTTCGTCACTGTCCTTCTCGTTTGTAACGAGCAGTCCCTTGGCGTCATCGGGCAGGGTGTACTTGGAAACTTTCTCTTGCGCTACGATCTCGTACCAGTTGCCTGATGCGTCGCGAACGACGACGTAGTTTTGCAACCGGAAGACACGGGAGTTATCCTCTTTCGGCATGTGCAGTAGCACGTTACCGACAACGATAAGCTGCTTGATGGCAGCGTGGAGGATGACAGCATCATTACCCTGTTCTAGTTCATCCAGTGCATCGTTCTCCAGCTCCTGCATCACGCTTTCGACCTGCTCAGCTACATCCGGGTCATCTTCTGAGATGACTGAGAGTGTCTCGGTGGCGATCTGAAAGCGAAAGAAGGGCTGACCGGGTGGGAACAGCGCAAGCCGCAGCTTGGATGCCAAGTTGTTGACACCTCGGGAGCCGAGACTTTGATATGGGGTTGAAAGGATTGTGTTCTCGTCGGCACCATCGGGTGGCATGAGTGCCGGGATGGTGATGTCGGAGCAGTCACGTCCACGTTGGAGGACTTGGTCACGCTTACCGTTCAGCGTTGTGAACCGTTCCTTAGCAGTAGCCATGGTAGCTCCTTAACGTGTTTGTGTGGGTCGTCCGCGTCCGCTGATGGGCGGTGGCCTGTTTGGGCCGGCTGCGGGCGGTGCGGGTATCGCCATAGCAGGTACAAGGGATTCGCCGATCTGCCTTCCGCCGATAGCTTGGACACCTGTTGGGATTCGCAATTGGCTGCGACCAGTCTTCAGGGATTTGACAGCCTGTGCATCACCGACGTACTCATCAAGGTACCTGTTCCGTAGGAACTCTGGCTTCTTGGGTTCTTTCACTGCCGGTGGCTTAGGTGCTTTGCACATAGCGGCTCCTAAAATGTGGTTGAGGGCATACGATCCAGTCGGGCGCGCAGCTCAGCGATGAGGTCAACCTTGCCGGCATACCTGTCGTGATCGCGCTCTGGTTCATCAAGGCCACGGCACCGTGCCGGGTATTGTTCTTCCAGCTGGTGCAAGAGGGATGCTGAATCGGTTGGTATTGCACGCATCAAGTTTCTCCAGAGGTACATTTGTATGGGGGGACGCGCTCTTGGGAATGGCCCCCCTCAGAATCAATCACTTGCGCGCGAAAAAAAGCCCACCCGAAGGTGAGCCATAGATGACAGCAGCAGCTGCCAGATCGAGTGAGGGAGCAGGCATTTACATGGTTGCCTTCCCTCCCATGTCACCTACCAGTAGAGGCAGGTCGGGTTCCATAGCCGGATACCCTTGGTCTTGTAATTGTAATCGCCATCTTGCAGGATGCGAGCCATGCGTGCTTGCAGGATCGCATCGTCTTCTGTCAGTCCCTTGCTGGCGTATGCCATCAGGACCAAGTCCCAAAGTTCCTCCGGCGTCTCGGCCTCCAAGATAGATTCGGCGAACTCGACGAAGCGACCACCTTTACCCACGCCGGGGCATCCGCCATACCCATCGGTCGGATCGCCCACCACTGTCTGCCACATGTGGAACCGCTTGGCATCCAGACTGGAAATACGTAGGATACCGAGATCGGGATGGTTGGGGTTGAATACGTTGGCGGGAATAGTACGCATATCCTTATCCTCAGATACGATGATGCGCTCGCCTTGAATGAATCGGTCACCCGACGTGGCAAGGATGCCCATGATGTCATCAGCTTCGAGACGAGGCCGGCGAAAGGACGTGTATTCATTCTCCAAATACTCCTTGATCCACTGTAACATTTGCGGTGGCACTGTGTCCACCCGGTTGTGCTTGTAGGTCGAGTTGAGTTGCTTGCGGAAGTTTACCTTCGGGTCCGACAGGCAAATGATGATCCGTGATGCCTTCAGTTTGTCGGCGTATGAGTTGATGAGCTGCTCCACGTTGCGTATGCACCCGTCGTGGTCGAGGTGCTCTCCGACTCCGGTGTCTCCGAAGTCATAGTGCTTCTCGTTCACGATAGATGCTTTGTATGCAACGATGTCTGCGTCACACAGGATTGTTGTTTGCTTACTCACGGTCATTCTTCAGCTGCTGCCCCTTCTCATAAGAGCGAGCACCAATGTAACCACCGATACCAACGGTGAGCAGCCCCCACATGCCAGATGGAATCTCAAGCATGGGTACGTTCAGCCCAAACGCAACAGCGTAGGGCACAAAGATATAGTTGTTGGCGATGATGAACACGAACGTCAGCATGGTGATCGGTCGCCAGCTGCGTTGTATCCACGATGAGCCTTGCGCCTCGGCAACGATGATGCTTGCCTTGGCGGTGATCAGTGTCTGCTGCACGCCGACGATCAGCTTCTCGATCTCGTGTGTCAGCTTCACGGCGAGGTCTTTGTCCGGTACGAACTTCTCAATGCTTCGTCCGATGCTTGGGATCAGTCCCGTGATCGCTTTCAATACGTTCATATTAAACTCCTCAGTTTGTTGATCGCGTGCCGTGCAAGAAATGGAGTGAGGTAGAACCACTCGCCTTCTTGCCTGTACCCGTATAGTCGGGCATGAATTTCTGTCTCTGCGAAGTGGCAGTCCTCGAAGTAGATCGCTGCGTACAACGCATAGTCACGTTTCGGGCAGCTCGTTTGGTAGCCACTCAGTCGTGCCTCAGGGTCGAACGCTCTGCCTATCTTCACGTATCCCGGCCACGCCGGGTTGGTGATGACGTACACGAAGCCACGCTTCTCTGTTGCTTGTGCCTTGGTAGCCAACACCATGTCAGCTCCAAGTTCGTGTAGTTCTGCTGCCTTCTGTCGAACCATATCCCGCTCGCTAACTGGGAGGCTACGGTACTTTCGTTGGCTCCCTTCTATGCGATGAGCCAGCCGCATGACTGCGTCGTATCGTCGATGCGCAATAGCATCGCTCAGCTTCCTACAGTCTTTACAGCGGGCAAGGTCAGCATGGAACTCATCGAGGGGCTTCTCGATCTTACAGGTACAACACGCCTTAGTGCGTATCCTTCCATGACTGTCCGACACTGAAGTCGCCTCCAAGTGGACATCTGAGTTTGAAGAACTCGCCGGCCTGTGCAATAGCCCTTGATGCAATAGTCCCGACATCTTTACTCTCCTCTGGTAGTGTGCTCAGCTGCACCTCATCGTGCACGTTGAGCAGTGGTAGTACGTCCAGTCCCCGTCGCTTGAACTCAGCGAACATGAAGACCAGTGCCTTCTTCATTACGAGTGCGCCGGCTCCTTGACACAGGAAGTTGAGGGCGCTGTGCTTGGAGCGCACAGGCACGTGCCTCTTGTCCAACCCCCGTAGGTACCCTCTCTCAGCCGATCCGTGAACCGCCTTGACGAGGGCTTCATACCCACCCCAAGAGGCCATGAGCCGGGAGCGAGCGCGTCGACCAAGAGCGGTAATTTTGCTTCGTCGCTTCTGTCCAGCGGGGAAGGCTCCATAGAACTTGAGCAGCTTGGCTTCGTCCCATTCGGACATGACGATAGTTCCGAGATTGAAGTCGCCGCTACCATAGAGCATAGCGTAGAACCACGTCTTCGCTGTATCACGTAGCGTGAGTCCAATAGCGCTTTGATTGCGCGTGTGCATGTCCGTACCGTCTGCCTTATTGCCCGAGAGTACGGTCTTGACGTATGCACCTCCGTCGAATCGAGCAAGGAAGTGAGCGAGGAGACGCAATTCGAGAGCATCCGCGTCACAACCAACAATATCCCGACCGGGATCAGCAACAAAGAGAGCACGACACTCAGCACCATAAGGCTTCCCACGCTTAGGTACTTGAGCGAGGTTAGGCCCAAAGTGCGACATGCGCCCCGTACCCGTACCCAGTTGATCGACCCGTCCATATATCCTCCCATCAGCCTTGACTGCTTTCAGCCAAGCTTGTTTGCCCTCCGCCAGTTGCGAGAGTCGCTTCTGTACGGTCATGTATTCTGCTATGGTCCGCGCTTCCTTGAATGGTAGCGCACCCAGAACATCCTCGTTGATTTCGACCTGTCCCTTTGGTGTGAACTCCGTGGGTGCCCAGTCATATTTCCACGTCAACCTATTTGCTATCTGCGGTCGGCTGCCGGGATTGAATTCAATCAGCTTGATCTTGGTGACGGTGCCACCCTTCGTATAG